CTTTCGGGCATAAGCCGCCAGGTCATTGGCAATTGCCTTGTCATCGAGCTGCAACTGATTTTCCCAGGTATGTAACAATTTGATACCAAAGGTTTCATCGCCCAGCTTCTGCGTGCCAACCAGGGCGGCAAATTTTCTGTCAGGCGATAGGTCGATTCCCAGCCATGACTAGCCACGCAGAAGCCCCAAAAGGCCTCGAAGGGGCTGAACAGGGCTTAGAACGGCCTCAATCGGTTTTGGGTAGGGATACAGAAGTCCTTTATGGCCATCCAATGCCTAGAATCCACACGCCGCTCAATGATTTGCCATCAAAGGGGCTTGAACTTATCGATTTAGCTTCAACTATCAGTATCGACCTTATGCCCTGGCAAAAATTCTTCATCGAACACAGCCATAAAGTTTTGCCAAATGGCCGCTGGGCTAGCCCTGTAAATACCTGCGTGGTAGCCAGGCAGAATGGCAAAAGTTTTCTGATGCAGCTGCGAATCCTGGGCGGCCTTTTCCTATGGGAAGAATCCTTGCAAATCGGGTCGGCTCATCGACTATCTACATCGCTGGAGCAGTTCAGGCAGCTGGTGCAGCTTATTGAATCGAGCGATTACCTGGCAAAGCAAGTCAAAAGAATTCGCTGGTCGCATGGATCAGAGGAAATCGAGACTCTTGCAGGCACGCGCTTTATCATCAAGGCTGGCGGTTCAGCTGCTCGCGGTGTATCAAAGCCTGAAACCATCCACCTGGATGAGCTGCGCGAAATGACTGACCTAGAATCATTTGCATCGCTGCGATATACCTTGATGGCTGCAAAAAATCCAATGATTATCAGCTATACCAACGCAGGCGATGCCGCGAGCATTGTGCTGAATCAATTTAGACAGCGCGCGATGCAAGCAATCGGTGGCGCAGCTGATGACATCGGCTACTTTGAGTGGAGCGCTCCGACCGATGATGTGACTATGGAAAATGCGGCCTACAGCAATCCAGCGCTGGGCATCACAATCCACCCTGACAATATCCGCGCGGTGTTTAACGATCCACCTGATGTGGTGCAGACCGAGGTACTTTGTAGATGGGTTCAATCGATTCAGAGCTGTGTGGACTCAAATAAGTGGGCTGCCTGTGCTGACCCTGACTTTGACCTCGATGAAGAAAAATCAACCTGGTTGGGAATCGACCTATCGCCTGACAGAAAATTTGCCGCCCTGGTTGGAGCGCAGAAGCTGGGCGATGAAACCTTTGGTATCAAATTGTTACATACCTGGGAAAATCAGTTGCAGCTCGATGACAAGGCAATTGCCAATGACCTGGCGGCTTATGCCCGAAAGTATCCGCTCGAATATGTGCTTTACTCGCGGCGTACAGCTGGGGCGGTGGCTGCAAGGCTTGCGCCAGCGGGTATCGCAATCTTTGACATGGATGCGGCTTACCCGCAGGCCTGTGATGAAATGCTGGGCGCTATCAATAGCGGTCGGCTTCACTACAAGCCAAATCCTGAACTGACTGCACAAATGCTGTCGGCCGTTCAGCTGCGTAGAGGCGATGGCGGCTGGGTCATAGGCAGAAGGGCGAGCGCCACCGCAGTGTGCGCCAGTGTGGCCACTGCACTCGTAACACACTTTGCGACACGCCCAGAGACAGACCTTGACATCATGGTGGGTTAATTGCTACGCACTTATTAAAATTCATGCATGGGATTTTTCGATGCTTTTGTACCACAATTGACCAAAGCTGCCGTTCCAGCTCAAGTCAATGATGTCGAGGCTTCGCTTGCGCCTTTATATCCCGAGGCCTCGCCATTCTTTGCAATAACTGCAACTAGCGCATCACGCGCCGAAGCAATGACAGTTCCAACCATTGCGCGATCACTGGGAATCATTCAGACAGTTGCATCGCTTCCAATGCATTGCCGCGATATTGCTACAGGCGAAAAAGTGCAAGCGCCGCGAGTAATCAATCAGCCTGACCCACGAATCGCAGGATCAGTATTTTGGGCGTGGTTGATTTCAGATTTATTTTTTCATCCTACAGCGTATGCATACGCAACCGAGCGCTATGCAGACACAGGAAGAATCCGCGCGATGGAGCGCATTGCTCCTGAACGCGTAAGCCTGCAAACAAATGCAAATGGCACTGAAGTCACCGCATATTTGGTAGATGGCGCTTATGTCGATCCAAAGAATCTCGTGGTATTTGCTGGCGAATCAGAGGGGCTACTTGCGCGTGCAGGTCGCACGATCAAAGCTGCGGCCGCACTTGAAAAAGCCGCGATGAATTTTGCAGTCGAGCCAATTCCTCAAATGATATTGAAATCAAATGGCACATCATTGCCGGCCGACCGCGTTGCCAAACTTCTATCATCATGGCGAACAGCGCGTGCAAATAAATCTACTGCGTTTCTAAATGCAGATGTAACGCTTGAGACTTTGGGCTTTGATCCTAAATCAATTCAACTTAATGAAGCGCGCAACTATGTGGCGCTGGAATTAGCGCGTGCCACTGGCGTGCCTGCCTACTTTGTCGATGCACAGCAATCCACCTTCACATATAGCAATGCGCTCGACAAGCGCCGCGATCTTGTGGACTTTGCGTTCAGAAATTACATGACAGTCATCGAACAGCGCATGAGCTTTGCGGATTTTGTGCCAGCGGGTACAGATGTCCGATTCGATGTCGATGACTTCTTGCGTGGCAATCCTTTGGAGCGCGCGCAGGTTTATGAAATTCTCAATCGTATCGGCGCAATGTCGGTCGAAGAAATCAGAGAGGAAGAGGACTTGCTCCTATGAAAATCACAACACCTATGCGCATCACCGCAGCCGATTCAGAATCACGCACCATCACAGGGCAGATCGTGGCTTTTGATGTAGCTGCAAATGCATCAACTGGCAAAGTGCTATTCAAGGCAGGTTCAATCGAGCCAGCTTCTGTCAAGCTCAACCTGGAGCATGATTCTTCAAGACCGATAGGCCGCAGTTTGGACATGGCAATCAATCCTGACAATTCAGGGATTACGGCCACATTTAAGATCAGCCAAACATCCGCTGGCACTGATGCACTCGTTGAAGCGATGGATGGCTTGCGCGATGGCTTTTCAGTAGAAGCTGAAGCGACAGATTTTGCCTATAATGAGGATGGCACGATGGTGGTTAGCGCAGCCCAGCTCGTAGGCGTGGCACTTACACATAACCCCGCTTTTGATGCGGCACGCGTTGAACGCGTAGCAGCTACAGAAGGCGATGAAGAAATTTCTGAATCCACCGAGGATGCAGAAGAAACCCAACCAACAGAAGGAGACGAAGTGGAAAACGCCGTCACAAACGCGGAAGCCGTAGAGTCGGTCGAAGCCGCGAAGTCAATCACCGCAGCTGCACACGCAGTTGCATACACAAAGCCACGCCTGGACTTTTCAGCGCCTAAGCACCTGGAAATGTCAATCAAGGCAGCACTCGGATCAGAAGAGGCTCGCGCTTACATCGCAGCCGCAGCAGATACCACAGACAATGCTGGCCTCGTACCTACACGCCAATTGACAACAGTAATCAATGGCCTTGCAAACGCAACCCGCTCAAACATCGATGCAATCAGCCGCGGCACATTGCCTGATGCTGGTATGACATTTGAGATTCCTAAAATCACACAGCTTCCATCAGTAACTGAAGAAGCAGAAGCTGGCACAGTTGCAGATGTCGATCAGAACTCTGAATTTTTGAGCGTGAGTGTCAAAAAATACAGCGGCTCTCAGACCTTCAGTGTGGAGCTTTTCGACAGATCGTCTCCATTGTTCATCGATGAATTGATGCGCAACATGGCAGCACAATATGCAAAGGTTACTGACACAGCTGTAAATGCTGCACTCATTGCTGGCGCAACAGCTGATGCAACAACCACAACAACATATCCAACAGCGGCCGAACTTCTCGGAATCATCGCTCGCGGTGCAGCTTCTGTCTATAACGGAACACAAGGATTTGCTCGCAACATCGTGGTGAATACATCGCAGTGGTGCAACCTCATGACACTTAACGATTCAGGCCGCCCAATCTACAACGCATCACAGCCATCAAACGCTGGCGGTGTAGTTCGCCCTGATTCAGTTCGCGGCAATGTCGCAGGACTCGATTTGTATGTCACCGCAAACACAGCTGCAACTACTGATACAGATGGTTCAATTCTTGTCATCAATCCTGATGCATACACATGGTACGAATCACCTACTTATCAGCTTCGCGCAGATGTAATCGCTACAGGTCAAATCATCGTATGATGTATGGATATGGCGCAATCGCGACCAAGATCGGTGCAGGCGCGTTTAAGGTTAATAAGGCCTAATGCCCAAATTAATCATCGGCCAGTGCGCTCCCGTGCTGGCCGAGCCGAACGAAAGGAACACTCATGCCCAGCATAGTCACAGCCGCACAGTTGCGATCAGTGCTGGGCGTGAGTGAATCCTTATACAATAACGATTATCTGAATGAAATCATTAACACTAGCGAGGCAGTTATCCTGCCAATGCTGGTCGCTAATACTTCAGCGGTCAATGCGTACAAGCTGACAGCAAATGTCGCAACCTATTACACCCAGCGCGAGCATTACTTTGTCGCGGGTCAATCTGTAATCGTTGCCGGGCTTCCTGCGCCATTTAGCGCGACAGTGACAGTCACTGGCAAACATAACAATACTGATGCGATGAACCGCCGCTATTACTTCACAGCTGCAATCACAAATGCAAATGTGACAGTTCGAGACATGATTCCAGCTGGCACAGCGACACTTTCAGGCTATTCAGCCGCTCAAATTTATGCAGGCAACGATGCAATCGAATCAGCCATCCTGGCGGTATCAGTTGAAGTATTCCAGTCACGCGTAGCCGCTGGCGGCCAAATCGAAGGCGTGGACTTTGCCAGCACCCCATACAGAATGGGTCGCAGCTTGACCAACCGCGTATCAACTTTGCTCATGCCATTCCTTGATGTCGAGACAGTGGTGCAGTAAATGCCAGCATCCACTTTGGCTGGCACACGATCAACACTGGCGGCCGCTTTCAATTCACTAGCCGCGACAAGCTACGGATATGTGCCTGAATCGCCAATCCCGCCAGCAATCGTCATCGTGCCATCATCGCCTTACATGGAGCAGCAACTTATCGGGCGCTCGGTCATCAAAGTCAAAGTGAACTTCACTATCACTGCCATCGTGGCATATAACTCAAACCCTGCATCCCTGGATAACCTGGAGCAGCTCATCATGGGAATTCTTGCAGCTATACCTGCGGGATATGTGGTTGGAAATGTAGATCGGCCAACCCCATTAGAAGTCGGTGCAAGCACAATGCTTACAGCCGACATCAATGTATCTACGACCTATACTCAAACAAGCTAAGGAGCAAAAGTGCCAACAACGATCATTACGGGTCGCGATCTAGTCCTAACGATCGCGAGCA